ATGTACAGCCCGGTACAAATAGCCAATAAATTCATAACGTTGGGAAACCAACATCATAATCCTCTGACCCACATGCAACTGCAGAAGCTTACTTATATTGCCCATGGTTACTATTTAGCATTAACAGGTAAGCCTTTGCTCAACGAATGTGTCTCTGCGTGGAAGTACGGTCCGGTTATTCCCGGAATGTACGATGCTTTCAAAGATTATGGGAATAAGCCTGTTACGAATGTAGCAGTAGCTCCTTTTGGTGGCATTGTTACTATGGATCCGCAAGCAGAGAGCATTATAGGGGCTGTTTATAAATTTTACGGCTCGAAAAATGGAATTGAGTTATCAACTCTAACTCATATGCCAGGTACGCCTTGGTCACAAACTTATAATGGTATTGGCTCGTCAATCATCCCAGATGATGCGATCAAGACTTATTATCATGATTTATTGAATAACCGACAGCAATGTCAGGGCCTCTGAAAAAGTAATATTCAGGGATGACATGTCTCGCAATTCAGATATCTATAAACTTATCGGAGCGGCTGCAGGTGTTGAAAATGGTCGCTCTGAAGCATCCTTAAACTATACTGACAGTCAAGAACAGGTTTTTAAATCTGCATTTGAGCCGTCTAATCATGAGAGCGATGATGATTCTTCTTCAGAAAATAAAGCTATTCTGGAGGAAGAAGAGTTTGGTTCTAATACAGGTGCATTGCATGAGTTTATGCAGCAGCACAGAATGGACAGTCTTCAAGCTCAGCTTGATATGCTCAAATCACAAGTACGCGATAAGATAGCTGACGCAACTGGTAAAGAAATAGACAATGAACTTCGGACAAAAATGGCATCATTCACGGTTTGGTTTATGTCGTGGTGGTGCTTATTTGTAGCCGTAATGTTTGTATCGTTTCTTATTGCTCATGAAGGAAAGCCTCCAGTTGAAGCAATCGTTGCATTACTAGGTACAAGTACAATTAGCATTGTTGGTTTGGTTGGCTTCGTTGTTAGTGGATTGTTCAAATCAAGAAAAGATGGCGATAAAGAAAAATAACCCGTATATACACGGGTTATTCATGGTTTTAGTTTAGTTATATTTTTGTTTATCCGTTCTGACCTTTTCCCACTCAGCTCGTCCTTCTTCTCGTCTTTTGTCTATGTATTCCGCAAGATCCTGAATATTGATGCAACGTTTTGCTTTTTGTGATGTGCCGATGCGATATGTTGGAACAGGTAACTTACAAGCATTTGCTTTTGCTTCTGCTGTGGCTGGACTCATACCAAAGTACTTTTGGCTAACTGCTGAGAGTTCAATGTTTGGGGTATTGAATTCAGCCATCAGTAAAAACAAGGTGTTCATAATTTTCTCCATCAAAACCGGCTGCACCCGGGAAAATCATAATTCTGTGCTGGTGGCAGGAATTAATTTCTGCCAGATAGCGGAAACATATTTTGCCTGATGACGGGCATCAGCCAGGGCGTTGTGCCGTTCGCCATCGAAAGGCATGTCCATTTTTGGGTCGAATCCGATGGAACGCCCAAGCGTAACGATCGTGCGTACATCGTGATCATTCCAGTACGCCCATGGGCAGATTTGTCCAGCTCGCTCATAAGCTCCGCGTAAAATTACGTTGTCGAAGTTGGCTCCGTTACCCCAGACTTTTAAATATTTCGTATTGTCTGCGTGCCGATTAATGAAATGGCTCAGTTCAGAGAGTGCATCGCTGATCGACAAAGCATCATCAATACAGATTGCAGCTCGTGCTTCAGGGCTTTGTTTCAACCACCACAGGATGGTATCGCCGTCAGGTGTAGCCCCTTGCTCCATAGCACTGTCCAGGCTGACAACCGTATAGAATTCTTGTCCGATGTCTCCGGTTTCTGGGGTGAAGAACACCGCGCCAACGGAAACGATCGGTGCATCTTTATTTTTCCCCATCGTCTCAAGGTCGATCATTAAGTTGTTCATCACTCCACCTCCTGCTTCGGTTCTTGTATCGGCATCCATCTGATTACATCGCAATTACTTAGGTTGATGTCATCTCCAAGCCATCCTTGACCTTCAGACCAGCATTGCACGTAATACCCGCCTTCTGTGTCCACTACGCACCACTGCGCGTCGTTCGGCATTCGCTCACTACAGCTTATCCAACCAGCCGGAGTTACCGGAGAGTTGCCAGATAGCTCGTTCAACTTGTAAGTCTGGCTTACAGGTTCGGCTTCCAGCGAAGCTAACGCTATTTCATAAGCACGGCGCTCAATATTGTCTCGAACGTCCAGGCTCCCAATTCGCTCTTTGATTTCTTTAATCAGTTCTTTGTCGGTAAACGTGATCATTATGCTCCAGCCTCCGGTGCTTTCGGCATTACTGCCCAGTGAGTGATATTGACGTTTTCAAGGTCCCCGACCTGAAATGTCCACTGCCATTCTCCGGTTTCTTTTTGCCCCCAGGTGTACCAGAGAGAACGCCAGCCAATTAGCCAGCCTTCTCCGTTAGCATCGAATAACAAAACACTTTCATTTGCTGGTGGCAGTGCAGTTGACACTGGTATTACTTTGTTTTCCAGTGCCGCACATTTAGCTTCAAGCGCATCGAATTTACGCACCAGGTATTCAGCATCTGTTTCATTCACTTTCAGGTCTCGCGGTACACATCTCCCACGAAGAAACCCTTCCATTTCGAAAACATTCATGCGCATTTGCGTAACTCCGATAACTCGTTAAAACGTTCCATAAACATCCCGTAGGCATGGCCCGGTGCCAGTGGAATCACTTTGAACATATCTGTTGCCGGGATACCTTCCAGTACAGGCCAGAAAGAGCCATCATCAAGCCCGAGATCGCGGCGTTCGGTTGCCAGCATAATGAGATCGGCATATTTCACTGGCGTGCTCATAACCGGAGGTAACCCGTATTTCTCACGGATTACGGCGTCTATTTTTTCTTCCATCCGTTTATAGTCAGGAAGAAGGCGTTTCAGTGGTGCGGGGATGTCCTGGCAATACGCTTCTGTTGCATCATGCATTAACGCTTCAAAAGCAAATTCCTGCGGCACCAGCTGGCTGCAAAGCACCGCATGTTGGGCGACGCTGTAGAAGTGAGAAAGATGACCGGCAAAGCGGCAGATATTTGAAAGGGAAACCGCGATATCGTTAATAACGATGTCGTCTTTATTTATCTTGTCATAATAAAAATGCTTCCCGGAAAAAGTTTTAATAAATGACATTTCGTTCTCCACTTTATATGCGCTGCACCGCGCTGAATTTTGGTAAAAGGAAGCCCTCACCATCCGGCGATTATTGAGTAAATTATGTTTCCATAAATGCCCCCGCAGGGGCATTTGCAGTAATGAAATCAGGCGGTGAAAGTACCAATAAAGGTTTCTACTTTGCTGTCTTTGAATTTCTCAACAAGCAGATCACGAAATTCGTTAGCCATTTCTTCCTGCACCGCTTCCAGCTGAATAATGCGCAGAACCAGTACAGGACGATCGCCAGTGATAATGCTGAGGCGTAATTTAAACGGACGTTCTTTCAGGCCTTCAAACGGAACGCATTTAAATTCAAATGCCACTGGCATAATGTCTTTGGTTTTCGCTTCGACAGACTCCATCAGGGAGCGTTTGCCGCTGAAGTCATTATCTTCAAAATCAGCGGTCTGGTTTGCTTCAATCGTGATTTTACGGACCGCCGCAGCCGCTTTTGTTGCCTGAATAGCGTCACCATTAGCATCAAAGCCCACAAGATAGTCGGCCCAGTCTTCAATCCATTCTGCCAGTGACTTCTGGGAGTTACGCTCGCCGTTAACAGACAACAGAGCAGAGAACGGTGCTGTCTTTTTCAGTTTGAGAGTGGCGGTGTTATCTGCGTGACCTGGTTCATCAATAGTACCCAGGTTAAGCACACTGACGGCTCGCATATTATCGGCATCGATAAAGCAGCGGGTGCCTTCATCTGCAAGATCTTTAGAATAACGGGTAAAGTCATCGATGCTGGCAGTGGAAAGCGCACCACGGAAACGGAAGCGATTTAAATTAAATTTTTCCAGATCATGAATGCGGAAATTCTCAGGCAATGCCACAGCATCGGCACCAATCTTACTGATAATTTCATTAACACCCTGAGCAGAAATAAGGGCATGGATTTGATTAATTGCGGTTGCGTCTAAGTTCTGAGACATAATAAGTCCTCACTATATAAAGATATTCAGTGATGAGATAAATAATCAGTTTATTAAGAACGATATTAACGACCTGCTGCGCGGAGTTTTCCGTCAGGCTCACCGGCAAGAGTCAGTAATTGTCCTTGGTCTTCCTGCAGAATAGTCAGGCGACCACCGCGATTGACATACATCGGCGTTTCGGTGGTGTCTTCTTCGGAAATTTTCCCGCGGTTAGTCGGGCGAACATATGAGAGTTTGTGTTTGATTTTCACACGGTTCTCATCAAACGGTTCGATTTCCAGGTTGAGTGAGACCTTACCTTTGGTTTTCGTGTTCATCACACCGGAAGCGACTTCACTGAGAACTGCGCCGATTTTGGTTTCAAATACGCCGCCGTCCAGCTCCCCGATAAATGCCTGCACATCAGTACTGCGTTCGCTAGCCATTTTGCTGCTCCTCATCATATCGACCCTGCAAGGTCGGTTAGTTTCTCCACAAAACAGAGAAGAACACCTGCGGTGACAGCCGCCCGGATGGATTGGGTTATGAGCCCGTCGTCCGGTGATGCTCTTCTCTGTTTTGTAAAAAGAGCGGTACCAGCCGGAAGCAAGTGTACAAACTGGTACCGCCAAAGCAGTGGCTGTTGTGGCGGGATTGTCACTCAGGCGTATGGTCAGCCTGACAATCCGGTGTCCTCAACGGGGAAAGAGTAACCCCGCCATACTTACCGCCGCGCCATTTCGCGGATTACCACAACGCTGAGAGCACTTAGCCAGTTACGGCACCACACTTTGTCGCGGCTCCATAAATGCTCTTATCGTTGCACCCTGGTCTCTTCCCAGGCGTCAAACCGAATCGCCACGCTGGTTAGGCGTCTTATCAGCATCATCATTGACTTGCACATTCCGGCTACCTGGTTTGTTTGCCCGAGCAAGGAGTGGATTGTCCCCTTTAACGTCCCCAGACCGCTAACGACGCATGTGCCATACGCCGTGTTACAACCAAATTTTGTTTGAATCTTGCCTGTTGCATGTTTCTTTTGGATACATTATGTATCTCAAAGGTACATTGTCAAGTATAAAAAAACCTGCCGAAGCAGGTTCATAAATATTGATTAGGCCTTTATTTTGTATCTTCTTGGTTTTCCCGAGAAAATCACTGTACCAATTATAGAGCAATTACCGTTGATCTTAATGTAAGGTTCAGGCCAGTTTGGGTTTAATGCTTTGAGGTAACGCTGTGTTCCATCTTCTATCAACCGCTTGAAGGTGGTTTCGCCTGTATCGTGCATCAATGCAATAACGTCGTCACCGTGGCAGGCAGGGACTTCAGGATCAACAAAAATCATGTCTCCCGGGCGGTACTCATCAATCATTGAATCACCAATCACCCGCAAGATATAAGTCATTTCGCCACAGGGTACAGGGCAGGGATAAGTTTCTGCTGTGCTCAAATCAACCTCAGAATAGCCAACTTCTTTCCATGCTCCGGCCTGTACCCATGATATGACAGGGACTAACGTTATTTGTTTGTTAGTGATTGAAACATCAGGTTTTTTTGTGATGTTCGTTGTCTGGTGTTCTTGATCAAGCCATCCGACAGGCAGGTCGAAACATTTTTCGATGTGCCGTGCCATGCTGTCACCGATATTTTTAGTTGCACCATCTCCCATAAACCTGCTGGTCTGGGTTGGCTCGCGATCAATCATGGTGGCAAAGGAAGAATTCCCGCCAACACCATCTCTCAGTTTTCTGGCGTTAGACCGCCGGATGTCATGGACTGTTTTCATAATGAAATTAAAACCCTTGTACCGTTAAGGTACAAGTATCTTGAAGGTTCATTTTAATCATGTAATATGTACATCGGAGGTACATATTGTATGAAAGCGTATTGGGACTCTTTAACCAAAGAACAGCAGGGCGAGTTGGCCGGAAAAGTTGGCTCAACACCAGGCTACTTACGGCTGGTTTTCAATGGTTATAAAAAAGCCAGTTTTGTGCTGGCTAAAAAACTTGAGCAATGCACGTCAGGTGCAATTACGAAATCTGACTTAAGACCGGATATCTATCCGAAAGATTAACAGAACACCTTCAATTTTTAACCACAGAACGATGAGGCTAACCGTGGGTAAGCATCACTGGAAAGTAGAAAAACAGCCTGAGTGGTACGTGAAAGCTGTCAGAAAAACTATCGCGGCGTTGCCGGGGGGGTACGCTGAAGCTGCTGAGTGGCTGGATGTAACAGAGAACGCTTTATTCAACCGCCTTCGTGCAGATGGCGATCAGATTTTCCCGCTGGGATGGGCAATGATTTTACAGCGCGCGGCTGGCACTCACTACATTGCGGATGCTGTCGCACAGTCTGCTGGTGGGGTGTTTGTATCGCTTCCTGAAATTGAGGAAGTGGAGAACGCCGATATAAACCAGCGCCTGCTGGAAGTCATCGAACAGATCGGGAGTTACTCAAAGCAGATTCGTTCGGCAATCGAAGATGGGGTAGTGGAGCCACACGAGCAGACAGCAATTAATGATGAGTTGTATCTGTCAATTTCGAAGCTCCAGGAGCATGCAGCACTGGTCTACAAAATCTTTTGCGCTCCAGAAAAGAGTGACGCCCGCGAGTGTGCAGCTCCGGGCGTCGTGGCGTTTTGTGTCTGTGGAGAAACTAACGCATGAACAGTTTAACGGCAAATAACCGTTTGTCGCAACAGCAGGTGGTCAGCGTCGCTGAACACCTGTTGTTACGGCATGAATGCAGATTACCAAATCACCTGGCTGTAAGTAACCACAGAGAACTTTACCTGACTGTGGGGGGCGAGTTGTGCAGGAACTTAACCGCTGGTTTCGTGACGGAAGAGGGCTTTATGTCCATGTTATTCGTTGGGAGCCAGAAACACAGCGCGTTATCTATCTTCGCAAAGACTACCCGCATGAGTGTTTTAGTCCTTTGTGGAAATTCAGGCGTGATTTTGTTGAGTGTGAAGGACCACCAGCACATTGATTCTGCCATTCCGGGACGTTACACTGTTCAGGCACCTTATAAAGCGGGTGCCGGGATTGGCGTCCTGGAAATGTTATCGGCGATATATGACGCGCCAGCGTCTTTTTTATCGTCTGCGTCTGCGCACACCCAAATTATGGTGGGCTGGACGGGGGCACCGAAAGGTGCGCCGGTTTCCGATAACGCCGGTTACGCCAACCCCGTTCAGTTCACCACCAGCGAAATTGGCGTTTCCGGTGGTGAAGGTAATTCACTGTTATCGGAGGCTGCCATCATGGCTACTGTCCCAGCCCTCTCTCGTCTGAATGATGAAGACTTACATAAACTCAGTTATGTAACAACTGCACTACGTGCTCTGCGCAAGGTAACTCTTTCGGATCCGCAGGCGCATCAGGTTCTGGTAGAAACCCTTCTTAACTTGCAGGCTGAACGTATTCGTCTGGCGGATAAGGCTAATTTTCATATTCACCGTCTCCTGAATATCAGCGGAGGGCATCGTCATGCTTAATCCGTTGATCCTCAATATTTGCCGTTTGCTTCAGCGTAAAAAAACATCAATTCCTACAGTTGGGCAGTGGTACACCACGCCTGCAGGGCATGTTCTACGTGTTAGCCTGGTTGACCGTGAATGTCAGAAGGTGATTTGTGAACCGCTGGGCCGTAATTACCGAGTCAGTATGCCGCTTATAGCCTTTTGCTCCGGAAAAAACATGAAGCATCTCGGAGGTGCAGCATGAGTATGGAGCTGATGGTTAAAGCGATGAAAATTCGAGTGGGTAATCCATTGCGAAAACTGGTTCTGATCAAGCTGGCTGATAATGCCAGCGATCAGGGTGAGTGCTGGCCCAGCTACCAGCATATTGCTGACCAGTGCGAGATTAGCAAACGTTCTGTGATGAATCATATTGCGGCCCTTTGTGAGTCCGGGCTGGTAAAAAAAGTCACCCGGAAAGGTGAAAAAGGTAACTCAAGTAATATCTATCTCCTTCATCTGGATGGTGCAGGAGATTCACTAGGGGGTAGTGCAAATAATTCACTATCTGGTGCAGCAAATTCACCAGGTAGTGCAGGAGTTGCACCAGGGGGTAGTGCAGGAGATTCACCCAGAACCAGTCACTCTTTTGAACCAGTCAAAGAACCAGTCAATGAACCAATAGCTGTTGGTGAATCTGCTGATGAGTCTGTGCGGGTTCGTTCAAACCGACCGGAATACTCTCCGGAGTTTGAACAGGCATGGCTGGCATATCCCAAACGTGCTGGTGGCAATTCAAAATCTGCAGCCTTCAAAGCCTGGAAAGCCCGTTTGAATGAGGGGGTAAACCCCGAAACCATGCTGGAAGGTGTGAAACGCTACGCGGGCTGGATATCTGCGATGGGTAACAGCGGCACACAATTTGTTAAACAGGCTGTCACGTTCTTTGGTCCGGATCGTCATTTCGAAGAATCCTGGGAAGTTCCTGCGGTATCGGCAGCCAGATGCGAAGACCCGTACTTCAAAGCCAGTTACAACAATGTGGACTACAGCCAGATCCCGGCAGGATTCAGGGGGTGAGCATGAGCCTGATGAGTGAGATTCAAAAATTCATTGAAAGCAATCCTGGATGTACGACCGGTGATATTGCGAATGCGTTTGCATACTTTCCACGTCCCCGTGTACTGAATACGACCCGTAAGTTACGCCAGTGCAGACGTGTCGCTTATCGCAGTGAAGGCAAAACACACAGGCATTTTTCTCGCAAGGCTGTGTTGCCACCTGAGCCGGTGCTGAAGCATATGAGTGTGGCCAGTAAAAGCTACGTCGGCACTAATGATCAGCGGGTGATTTTGCGCCTGATTCAGCAGGCAGAAGATCTGGAGTCCAGAGGTTTATTCCGTCGTGCTGCAACGGTGTGGATGGAGGCATTCCGTGAAAGCCACTCCCAGTCAGAACGAAACAATTTTCTGGCGCGCGTGAGCGGTGCTTACGGAAAAGCAGCAAGCGCGCTGTATCGGGTGATGAGTGGTATCTGTCAGGGAATTACGTGGGGGCTTAATGAGTAATAAATATTGCCAGGCGCTGGTGGAGCTGCGAAACAAACCAGCCCATGAACTGAAGGAAGTGGGCGATCAGTGGCGCACGCCGGACAACATTTTCTGGGGAATTAACACCCTGTTTGGCCCGTTTGTTCTGGATCTGTTCACTGACGGTGATAACGCCAAATGTGCCGCGTATTACACGGCGGAAGACAACGCGCTGGCGCATGACTGGTCAGAACGTCTTGCGGAGCTTAAAGGTGCTGCCTTTGGTAATCCCCCATACAGCCGCGCCAGTCAGCATGAGGGGCAATACATCACCGGCATGCGTTACATCATGAAACATGCCAGTGCCATGCGTGATAAGGGCGGGCGCTATGTTTTCCTGATCAAAGCTGCCACCAGCGAAGTGTGGTGGCCGGAAGACGCAGACCATATTGCTTTTATTCGCGGGCGTATTGGTTTTGAACTGCCTGCCTGGTTTATCCCGAAGGATGAGAAGCAGGTGCCGACAGGCGCTTTCTTCGCTGGTGCTATTGCTGTTTTCGACAAGACCTGGAAGGGAGCGGCAATCAGCTACATCGGGCGCGATGAACTTGAGGCATGTGGTGAGGCCTTTCTGGCGCAGGTTCGCCAGCAGGCTGAAAAACTGGTCAGGGAGATGGCGGCATGACGACGTTAACTCAATGCCAGCAGCAGGTGCTGGATATGCTGATTTCTTACCAGAAAGAGCGTGGCTTTCCGCCAACCAATCAGGAGGTGGCAACCATGCTGGGATACCGTTCAGTGAATGCAGCGGTAGAGCATCTTCGCGCACTGGAGAAAAAAGGCGTCATCACGATAAAGCGTGGCGTGGCCCGGGGGATAACGCTTCATACCGCGGTGAAGGACGACGACAGCGAGGCGGTCGGGATTATCCGCGCACTGCTTGCCGGTGAGGAAAACGCAAGGCTGCGTGCAACCCACTGGTTACATGAGAGGGGCCTGAAAGTATGAAGCTGATCCTGCCTTTTCCGCCCAGCGTGAACACGTACTGGCGACACCCCAACAAAGGGGCGTTTGCTGGTAAGAGTCTGATAAGCGCAGCGGGGCGCAAATTCCAGAGCGCGGCGTGCGCAGCAATAGTTGAGCAGTTACGTCGTCTGCCGAAACCAACGTCGGCACCTGCTTCAGTGGAGATCGTGTTGTTTCCTCCGGATAACCGGATCCGCGATCTGGACAACTATAACAAGGCGATGTTTGACGCCCTGACCCACGCGGGTGTGTGGGAAGACGACAGTCAGGTGAAAAGAATGCTGGTTGAGTGGGGACCGGTTATCCCGGGAGGGAAGGTCGAGATCACTATCAGTAAGTACGAGAAAACGGCGGGTGCAGCCGCCTGATTAAGAGGAGAAACGAAGTATGAATAATCTGATGGTCATTGATGGTATTGAAGTTCGTCGTGATGCTTATGGGCGTTACAGCCTGAACGATCTGCACAGGGCAGCCGGGGGAGAACAAAAAAACCGCCCGAAATACTGGCTCTCCAATAAGCAAACCTGTGAATTGATTGAACAACTTTTCACCGAGGGTGGAATTCCGCCTCTGGAACAAAATCAACCAGTTAGCGTCATTAATGGCGGAAATAACCAGGGGACGTATGTCTGCAAAGAACTGGTGTATGCCTATGCAATGTGGATCAGCCCGTCATTCCATCTGAAGGTGATCCGTACTTTCGATATGGTAACCAGCGCACCGGAAAAATTATCCGGGCAGGCTGCTGACAAGATGCAGGCTGGAGTGATTCTGCTGGACTTTATGCGCCGGGAGTTAAACCTGTCTAACTCTTCAGTGCTTGGTGCCTGTCAGAAACTCCAGGAGGCTGTTGGCTTACCGAATCTGGCACCGCGCTATGCCATTGATGCTCCTGCTGATGCACACGATGGCTCAAGTCGCCCGACACTGTCACTGAGTGCACTGCTGAAACAGTATGGTATCCGCCTGACGGCTAATCAGGCATATCACCAGATGGTGAAGCTGGGGATCGTCGAGCAGCGCGAACGATACAGCCGTACCGCGATTAACAACATCAAAAAATTCTGGTTGCTGACAGCGAAAGGCTGCATGTTCGGCAAGAACATCACCAGTCCCGCCAATCCGCGCGAGACGCAGCCGCATTTCTTCGAATCCCGATTCCCTGAGCTGTTAAAGCTGCTCGATACCGTTCATTGAGGTGACCGTGAGAGCACTACTGACCCCTGAAATTGCCCCGCGTATGGGGATCGTATTGTTCAGGCCAGGTTCAGAGCTGATGCCCCTGTTTATGCAGGGGCGTGTCCTGCTGGAGCCTGAGCCGGAACGTTATTCATCTTTCGCCAGTGGTGCCGTTCCGGCGGCATCACAACCGCTGGCGGATGATCCTGCCGTTCGGGCCGTGTTCCGCAATGAGGCAGTGATCCGTCGTGCTGGTGGCGTGGAATGTCTTGAAAGCTGGTTACTTCGTGAAAAAGGCTGCCAATGGCCTCATTCCGACTGGCACAGCGAGAACATGACCACAATGCGACACGCTCCGGGCGCAATCCGTCTGTGCTGGCACTGCGATAACCAGCTGCGCGATCAGTTCACGGAACGGCTGGAATCAATGGCAACGGATAACTGTGCCCGCTGGGTGTTGTCTGTAGTCCGTCGGGATCTCGGTTTTGATGATAACCATGCCGTGACAATGCCGGAACTGTGCTGGTGGCTGATTCGTAATGACCTGGCGGATGCCTTACCTGAAAGCGCAGCCCGTAAGGCGCTGAGATTACCGAAACCTGCTGTGCCGTCTGTCACCCGGGAAAGTGACCTTGTGCCTTCGGTTCCTGCCACCAGCATCATCCAGGATAAAGCGAAAAATGTGCTGGCGCTGAAAGTGGATCCGGAGTCGCCGGAGTCTTTTATGTTACGCCCAAAACGCCGCCGCTGGGTTAATGAAAAGTACACGCGCTGGGTTAAGACACAGCCGTGTGCATGTTGTGGAAAGCCTGCTGATGATCCCCACCACCTGATAGGCCACGGTCAGGGTGGAATGGGTACAAAAGCGCATGACCTCTTTGTGTTGCCTTTGTGCAGAAAGCATCACGACGAGCTGCATGCGGATACCGTGGCATTTGAAGAGAAGTATGGCTCTCAGCTGGAGCTGATATTTCGTTTTATCGATCGTGCGCTGGCAATTGGCGTATTGGCGTAAGTGGAGAACGAGCATGAACCTTGAAGCCTTACCAAAATATTACTCCCCAAAATCTCCAAAATTGAGCGATGACGCACCGGCGACAGGCTCAGGTGGTTTAACGATTACGGATGTGATGGCTGCGCAGGGGATGGTGCAGTCGAAAGCACCGCTTGGGTTTGCCTTATTCCTGGCAAAAGTTGGTGTTCAGGATCCTCAATTTGCGATTGAAGGTCTGCTCAATTACGCGATGGCACTGGATAACCCGACATTGAACAAATTGAGTGAAGAAACCCGGTTACAGATCATCCCTTACCTTGTGAATTTTGCCTTTGCTGATTATTCCAGGTCTGCGGCAAGTAAGGCTCGCTGTGAGCATTGTGCTGGTACTGGATTTCATAATGTATTGCGCGAAGTGGTGAAACACTCCAGAAGCGGGGAATCTGTTATCAAGGAAGAGTGGGTGAAGGAACTATGTCAGCATTGCCATGGTAAGGGAGAAGTCAGCACAGCGTGCAGAGGGTGTAAGGGTAAAGGTATTGTCCTGGATGAAAAAAAGAACCCGGCTTCATGGTGTGCCTGTTTATAAGATTTGTGGGCGTTGCAATGGCAACCGGTTTAGCCGTTTACCAACCACACTGGCGCGGCATCATGTCCAGAAACTGGTACCGGACCTGACGGATTATCAGTGGTACAAAGGATATGCAGACGTTATTAATAAACTGGTTACAAAGTGCTGGCAGGAAGAAGCGTATGCTGAATCGCAATTGAGAAAAGTGACAAGATAGATAATTTTCGCCGAAGATGTCGACGTGATGCTTGCATTTTTCAAAAAATATGGATAAGATTTTCTCAACGATGGGCCTTGTATGTCTACCGTTGGTAAATGTCAAAAACCCGCTGCTGAGCGGTTTTTTTGTGCCTGATGTCTCATGAAACTATGAAATGGATTGGTGCGTTAAACATTTTTTCTTATTATCTTTTAGATTTTGGAGAGATGGTTAACGTCTGTATTCCAGAAACTCGATGGTTATTTAATAAATTAGTTTCAATGATGCTTCTAGGTTATGACTGTAATGAAAAAGGTATTAATAGCAGCGATAGGTTTTTGTTTAGTTGGTTGTGCAGGTATGAAATTACCTGAGTATTCGCAAGTTAAAGCAAGTCCGTATTATACAGATTGCCGTGCGTTTGCCATGGATGTTTATAAAAATGATGGATACAGCAAAATTGCGAAAACTACTATCCTTAGCATGGATGATGTGAAGGCTAGATATATTGTGACAGGGTGTGTAGTTGCTATGGGGAAAAACACTGTAGAGGAAATCAAAGCTGATCTCTCTGCTAAAGGGAGTTCTTTTGGGCTTATCAGTGGAGCTTGTTCTAGTGTGGCATGTCGGGTTGATGTAGAGCAGCAAATGAACGCTTATGTACTTGGTAGTTATTATGCTGCAAATAAAAAAATTCCCGGATAAAATGAAAGCAGAGTTTTAAGCAAACCTTGTTTTCGATTATATGTCGAAGATAAATGTTAGTAACGGCATAATAAGTAAATATATAGCTGTGATAGCAACCCGCCACTGAGCGGGTTTTTTGTACCCGTAAACTTGGTGCAGTACAGTAAACACGCTGGTGGTCGTGAATACTGACTTTTTATCTTGCTGGCTTTTTAGACAAGAGTTATTGGTATGTCATGTTAACCAGAAGGGAAAAAGACATGCTAAAACAGCAAGATATGACAGAAACCGCCGCCGCAGTCCTTCATTTCTTACCTGCTGACAAGTGGGTAACGCCACGCATGATGACGAGAACTACCGGAGTAAGCGAAGCCCGGTGCCAGTTAATACTGACTCAGTTAGTTCTGGCGGGTCTGGCGAAGGATAACGGCGGGTACGGGAATAAATTCAGACGCTGCCAGTAATGGCGGTTTCCTGCTGTGAAAATGGGCGGCTGGTGGGTGTTGGTAGCACGTGCCAGCCATTCGCTCATGCTTACTGGTCACAAGCGAACCACGGCCCACTGCTTTAGCGCAAAAGCAGAGTGAGCCTACCAGAGTTACGCTTACTGATCCATGAAAAATACTGTAAAAATAAACAGTGTTGATTTAATCAACGCTGATTGCCTGCATTTTATTCAGTCCCTGCCTGATGATTCCATTGACCTGATTGTTACCGATCCGCCGTACTTCAAGGTGAAACCCAACGGCTGGGACAATCAGTGGAAAGGGGACGAAGATTACCTTAAGTGGCTGGACCACTGTCTGGCCCAGTTCTGGCGGGTGTTAAAACCTGCCGGAAGCCTTTACCTGTTCTGTGGGCATCGCCTGGCATCTGATATTGAGATCATGATGCGTGAACGTTTCAACGTGCTTAACCATATCATCTGGGCGAAGCCGTCCGGACGTTGGAATGGGTGTAATAAAGAAAGTCTGCGCGCATATTTTCCTGCCACAGAGCGCGTTCTGTTTGCTGAACATTACCAAGGGCCATATCGCGGCAAAAGTGACGGCTATGCGGCAAAAGAAAGGGAACTCAAACAGCACATAATGGCACCGCTGATATCGTATTTCAGGGATGCTCGTGCCGAACTGGGTATAACGGCAAAACAAATTGCCGAAGCCACAGGTAAGAAAAATATGGTTTCCCACTGGTTTGGTGCCAGTCAGTGGCAGTTGCCGAATGAGGCTGACTATCGGAAGTTACAGGCACTGTTTTCCCGTATAGCGGCAGAGAAGTTTCAGGAACAACAACTGGAACAACCACACCACCAGCTGGTGGCATCTTATGATTCACTGAATCGCAAATATTCTGAATTGCTGGATGAGTTTAAATCTCTCCGGCGCTATTTCTCCGTATCAGTCTCCGTGCCTTATACCGATGTCTGGATGCATAAACCCGTTCAGTTCTACCCGGGTAAACATCCGTGTGAGAAACCGGCGGATATGCTCAGGCAAATAATCAATGCCAGTAGTCGACCTGGTGATCTGGTTGCTGATTTTTTTATGGGATCCGGTTCCACAATAAAAGCAGCAATGGCGCTGGGGCGTCGGGCCTTAGGTGTTGAGCTTGAGTCAGAGCGGTTTAACCAGACAGTGAAAGAGATAAACGAGCTGGTGGGGAAATAATCTGGTGGCCACGTCAGGTGGCCTTTTTATTTCCATTACACAGCACCCGCATCTGCGAGGTGGGGTTATGAAATCCATGGATAAGTTAACAACGGGTGTCGCCTATGGCACCTCAGCAGGTAGTGCCGGGTACTGGTTTTACAGTTGCTCGATAAAGTCACGCCCTCACAGTGGGCGGCAATAGGTGTGCTGGGTAGTCTGGTGTTTGGCCTGCTGACGTATCTGACAAATCTTTATTTCAAGATTAAAGAAGACAAGCGTAAGGCTGCACGGGGAGAGTAATTCAATGACTCAAAACTATGAACTGATTGTGAAAGGGATCCGCAATTTTGATAATAAAGTTACGGTAACTTTAGCGTTACGGGACAAAAAACGCTTTGACGGTGAAATTTTTGACCTGGACATCTCGCTGGACCGTGTTGAAGGTGCCGCGCTGGAGTTTTATGAGGCAGCAGCCAGAAGGAGCATCAGACAGGTCTTCCTGGATGTTGCTGCTGGGTTATGTGAAGGGGACGAGCTGTTGCCAGAAACGCGCCCCTGTTCAGAGGCGCGGTATACCATAAAAATTAACAGTTCTGATAACTCGATTACGGGTTGTTAGCTTTTTGCAGTTGGCTTTCCAGTATCTTTCATTGGTAGCATCCTGATAAATATCCATGAGCGCAAAAATCAAATACGGCCTGTCAGCTGCTGTTCTGGCGCTGATTGCTGCAGGCGCGTCTGCTCCTCAAATACTTGACCAGTTTCTGGATGAAAAAGAGGGTAACCACACTACGGCATACCGCGATGGTTCCGGTATATGGACCATCTGTCGTGGTGCCACAATGGTGGATGGTAAGCCCGTCATACCGGGAATGAAGCTGTCGAAGGAAAAATGCGACCAGGTTAACGCTATTGAACGTGATAAGGCGCTGGCATGGGTGGAGCGCAATATTAAAGTACCACTGACCGAACCACAGAAAGCGGGTATAGCGTCATTTTGTCCCTATAACATTGGCCCCGGTAAGTGTTTCCCGTCGACGTTTTATAAGCGGCTGAATGCCGGTGATCGTAAGGGCGCATGCGAGGCGATTCGCTGGTGGATAAAAGATGGTGGGCGCGATTGCCGCATACGTTCAAATAACTGCTATGGACAGGTTATTCGTCGTGACCAGGAAAGCGCATTAGCCTGTTGGGGGATAGATCAGTGAGCAGAGTCGCCGCGATTATTTATGCTCTGGTTATCTGCATCATCGTCTGCCTGTCATTGGCTGTTAATCATTACCGTGATAACGCCATCGCCTACAAAGAACAGCGCGATAAGGCCGCATCCATTATCGCTGACATGCAGAAACGTCAACGTAATGTAGCTGAACTCGATGCCAGATATACAAAGGAGCTTGCTGATGCTAACGCGACTATCGAAAGTCTCCGTGCTGATGTTTCTGCTGGGCGTAAGCGCCTGCAAGTCGCCGCCACCTGTGCAAAGTCAACGACCGGAGCCAGCGGCATGGGCGATGGAGAAAGCCCAAGACTTACAGCAGATGCTGAACTCAATTATTACCGTCTCAGAAGTGGAATCGACAGGATAACCGCGCAGGTTAACTACCTGCAGGAGTACATCAGGACGCAATGCCTGAAATAATTTTTTTGCAAATCACAAAGTCAATTTAATGAGCCTCGCGATGCGGGGCTTTTTGCAATAAATGCGTACCGCAACGCATGTTTTTTACACCGAACCTGCCCCTTTGGAATGGGCCTTTGAGGATACCAGTTAGTGCTGGCGAGCCTCGGTGGGCTGGTTTCCTGTGCGGCAAAGGTTCATTTCAAAGAGTAGGTACACGCTATGAAATCATTAACCCTCTTCAATCAACCAATTCGTATCGGTGAAGATGGCATGATCTGCCTCACTGATATGTGGAAAGCCAGTGGTAAAAGTGAATCTGAATCTCCGTACCACTACCTGCGAAACAAGCAGACCAAAGAGTTCTTAGCCGAGCTGGAGAAAAACCACGAATCTGTGGTTTTTACTGAGCGCGGTGTACACGGTGGAACATATGGCGGGAAGTTTGTTGCTTATGATTATGCAGCATGGCTAAACCCCGGATTTAAATATGCAGCCTATAAAGTCCTGGATGACTACTTCACCGGAGAACTTCAGCATCGCAACAGCTTAAGTGCGCAGCTCAATATGAAGTGTCATGAGTTTGATCAGAAAAAAGATATGGCGAGCTTCTGTGGACAAGGGCTGGCGGCATGGCGCTATACGAAGCCAGTGTTGGTCGCTGAGATTAACTCCCTGGCTAACCAGCTGCAGATAACGATCCCCGGGCTTCCGGGATGAGTGATCGTGTCATTGAATGCGCCTCCAGAGCGGGGCGCGACTTCTCAGAGTTCATGAAAGGCGAGAAGGGCATGATGGAAGCATTGGCCTCGGTGGATGAGTTTGGCGAGCAGCTGCGCCTCAACGGCTGTGTCAATCATCACTTTGTTAGCTACATGATGCGGAACTCGATCATGCAGGCATTCATGGACATGGCAAAAGCCGAGAGGAAAGAAGAGCGCCGGCGTAAGCGAGCGGAAGCAAAAGCGAAGTAGCCATTACAAAGCCCATCTACTGGTGGGCTTGATAATGGCTTATACCCTACACGGGATAACTTAACTGATATCCCTTTTAACGGATAAAGGTATTCAAGCCTGACACATCATGCGCTGTATCGTCGCTGTATTCCTGCATTAACCATGACCGTAGCCCGACGGGGAACTCCTTCTGCGCGAGTGTGCGGGAATAATCAAAAACGATGCACACCGGGTTTTTACCGCGCTAATGATTCGCGGGTTTGTCCCTCATGCTCGCCAGTCCTGTGCGGGGGTGGAAGAAACAGGACACTCACACAGATTCTTGTGGGTCGATGCTATTCCTTTCTGGATTATCCCGATGCCATTCATGCAAGGGCTGTATCAGACGTTCGTCATGGCTGTCAGGCTGACGGGTCCTCCCGGTGGGGTGGCCTGCCACGGGGCGGGAGCGTCGCGGAAAAAGGCTAGTTTTTGAAATTTCATTCGTCATCACCACTACTGTAATGTATTGATATTACAGTGGTTTTATTTTTGTGGTGTCGATTTTGATTGTTTTTTGTTCATCGCTAACACCGTTTGCCTAAAGTTGTTCGCAAGATGCATGTTTAAAACATTCTGGAGCGGGTATGGATCGAGAGTTAAAAAATCTGACGCTGAATATCAGTCAACTGGCGGCACTGTCAGGTGTACATCGCCAGACTGCTGCGGCAAGGCTGCAAAATCTACCCGTTGCAGGGGGGCATGAAAGCAACCTCAAGCTTTATCGGGTGGTTGATATTGTGTCGGCATTTCTGGCATTACCACCGCCGGTTGCAGAAGGCGAAATGGACGCGCATGAGCGCAAAGCCTGGTATCAGTCTGAACGTGAGCGTCTTAAGTTCGAACAGGAAACGGCACAACTCATTCCGGCCAGTGATGTCAGACGGGAGTTTGCCATCTGGGCAAAAGCGGTCGTGCAGGTGCTGGAGACATTACCGGATATTCTTGAACGTGACTGCGGTCTGCAGCCTGCCGCTGTGAGCCGTGTTCAGTCCATTATTGATGATCTGCGCGATCAGATAGCCCTGCGGGTGACTGAAGCAGGTGCGGATGATGAGGAGGAATTACAGCAGGAGGAGTAATGCTGAATCAGGAAACCGCAAAGGCAGCACGAACCGATTCAGGTTATATCCTTCGCGCACCGAGACGAATGCGGGTTGCTGATGCCGTTGCTCAGTATATGCGGGTGCCCATGGGGGCAGGGAACTCAGTCCCGTGGGATCCGCTGGTGGCACCGTATGTTATTGAGCCGATGAACTGCCTGGCCTCGCGTGAATACGACGCAGTGATATTTGTTGGCCCGGCACGAACCGGCAAGACTATCGGCCTGATTGACGGCTGGGTGATTTACAACGTGATTTGCGATCCTGCTGATATGCTGATTATTCAGATGACGGAGGAAAAAGCCCGCGAACACTCCAAAAAACGACTCGCCAGAACGTTTCGCGTCAGCCCGGAAGTGGTCAGTCGCCTGAGTCCGAACAAAAATGACAACAACGTTTATGACAGAACATTCCTTGCTGGTAACTACCTGAAAATCGGCTGGCCGTCAGTCAATATCATGTCCTCATCAGATTATAAATGCGTCGCGCTGACGGATTATGACCGTTTTCCGGAAGATATTGATGGCGAGGGGGATGCTTTCTCTCTTGCCTCAAAACGTACCACAACATTTATGTCCAGTGGTATGACGCTGGTGGAGAGTTCCCCCGGCAGGGATGTGAAGGATGTGAAATGGCGACGGACTTCACCGCATGAGGCTCCACCAACCACGGGGATACTATCGCTCTATAACCGTGGCGATCGCCGTCGCTGGTACTGGCCCTGTCCACACTGTGGTGAGTATTTTCAGCCCTGCGGCGATGTGGTTGCTGGTTTCCGTGATATTGCCGATCCCGTGCTGGCAAGTGAGGCGGCTTATATTCAGTGTCCTTCCTGTTCAGGACGGATTATGCCTGAACAAAAACGTGAGCTGAACGGACGTGGGGTCTGGTTGCGGGATGGTGAATCCATCAATGCGGATGGCAGTCGTTATGGTGATCCCCGACGCTCACGTATTGCGTCATTCTGGATGGAGGGTCCGGCAGCTGCTTACCAGACACTCTCGCAACTCGTTTACAAACTGCTTACTGCAGAACAGGAATACGAGACAACCGGAAGTGAAGAAACACTCAAGACGGTTATCAATACCGACTGGGGATTACCTTATCTTCCCCGCGCCAGCATGGAGCAACGAAAAAGTGAACTGCTTGAGCAGCGGGCAGAGCCAGTTCCTTCCCGCAGTGTGCCGGATGGCGTTAATTTCCTTGTGGCGACAGTGGATGTGCAGGCGGGACGTCATCGCCGTTTTGTGGTTCAGGTAACGGGCTATGGCAGCCGTGGCGAACGCTGGATTATTGATCGTTACAACATCACGCAGTCATTGCGCGGTGACAGCGACGGGGAGAGCCAGCGAATTGATCCGGCCAGCTATCCGGAAGACTGGGATGTCCTGCTGACGGATGTTTTTCATAAAAGCTGGCCGCTGGCCTCCGATCCTTCTCAACAAATGCGACTGATGGCAATGGCGGTGGACTCCGGCGGTGAAGACGGGGTCACTGATAATGCCTATAAATTCTGGCGTCGTTGCCGTCGTGATGGCCTTGGTAAACGTATTTACCTGTTTAAGGGCGACAGCATCCGGCGCGCAAAACTGATCACCCGTACATTCCCTGATAACACCGGACGAACGGGCCGACGGGCGCAGGCCGCAGGTGATGTGCCGCTCTGGCTTCTTCAGACGGATGCACTGAAAGACCGGGTGAATAACGCGTTATGGCGTGACTCGCCAGGTCCCGGCTATGTGCATTTCCCTGACTGGCTGGGGAGCTGGTTTTACGACGAACTGACGTATGAAGAGCGGAGCAGTGACGGGAAATGGAGTAAGCCGGGTCGCGGTGCCAACGAAGCTTTTGACCTGATGGTGTATGCCGAGGCTCTGGTCATTCTGCATGGATACGAAAAGATCCGCTGGCCGGATGCACCGGAGTGGGCGAGCCGGGAAACCTGGCTGGAGTGTGTCCCGGACAGTACCGAACCGTCACCCTCACCGGAACCGGTATCCACGCCTGTTAAAAAACAAAAACGGAAGAAAACAGTAACTGACGATGTTAACCCCTGGCTGACTTCCGGAGGATGGTTATGAACCAGAATGATATCGAAGCCATGATTCAGCGTTATACGGAAGCTGAAATGGCGGTGCTGGACGGAAAATCCGTCACCTTTAATGGTCAGCAGATGACCATGGAAAACTTATCTGAGATCCGGCAGGGACGGCAGGAGTGGGAGCGCCGCCTTGCGGCTCTGATTACACGACGACGGGGGCATCCCGGGTACCGGCTGGCGAGGTTCTGATGGCAATTCTTGATGATGTGATTGGCGTTTTTTCACCAGGATGGAAAGCGGCAAGGCTGCGTTCCCGGGCGGTGATCCAGGCTTATGAGGCCGTAAAAACTACGCGGACACACAAAGCCCGGCGGGAAAACCGAACTGCCGACCAGTTAAGCCAGTACGGGGCCGTGTCGTTACGTGAGCAGGCCCGTTACCTTGATAACAACCACGATCTGGTCATTGGTGTATTTGACAAGCTGGAAGAACGGGTGGTGGGGAAAAACGGGATTATTGTCGAGCCACATCCGGTATTACGCAATGGGGCCATTGCCCGTGATCTGGCAGCGGAGATACGCACCCGATGGAGTGAATGGTCTGTCAGTCCGGAAGTTACCGGGCAGTTTACCCGTCCGATGCTGGAACGTCTGATGCTGCGTACCTGGCTGCGCGATGGTGAGGTGTTTGCCCAGATGGTTTCCGGGCGCATAAACAGCCTGACGCCTTCTGCCGGTGTTCATTTCTGGCTGGAGGCACTCGAGCCAGACTTTATTCCCATGACCAGTGATGAGAGCAACAGGCTGAATCAGGGCGTGTTTGTTGATGACTGGGGGCGTCCCGAAAAATATCTGGTGTATAAAAGTCGTCCTGTATCCGGACGGCAGATGGAAACCAAAGAAGTGGATGCAGAGCGAATGCTGCATCTTAAATTTGTTCGCCGTCTGCACCAGATGCGCGGGACGTCTTTATTGTCCGGTGTGCTGATCCGCCTCAGTGCCCTGAAAGAATATGAAGATTCTGAGCTGACTGCAGCAAGGATCGCTGCTGCTCTGGGGATGTACATCCGCAAAGGCGACGGACAGAGCTATGAAACGGATGGTAATGACAGCAAGGAGAATGAACGCGAGCTTACCATTCAGCCAGGCATTATTTACGACGATCTGAAACCCGGCGAAGAAATCGGAATGGTGAAGTCGGATCGCCCCAATCCTAACCTTGAAACTTTTCGTAATGGTCAGTTGCGTGCCGTGGCGGCGGGCAGTCGTCTGAGTTTTTCCAGTACAGCGCGCAACTATAACGGCACTTACAGCGCCCAGCGTCAGGAGCTGGTTGAATCCACTGATGGCTACCTGATCCTGCAGGACTGGTTTATTGGTGCCGTCACCCGCCCGATGTATCGTGCCTGGCTGAAACAGGCTGTGGCATCCGGTGTTATCAGGCTACCCCGCGATCTTGACCGTTCTTCACTGTATACCGCGGTGTATTCCGGACCGGTGATGCCGTGGATTGACCCTGTTAAGGAGGCTGAGGCCTGGAAAATTCAGATTCGTGGTGGAGCGGCGACAGAATCAGACTGGGTACGTGCAGGTGGTCGTAATCCGGATGATGTCAAACGTCGGCGCAAGGCAGAAATTGATGAAAACCGCAAGCTGGATCTGGTATTTGATACCGATCCGGCCAGTGATAAAGGAGGCAGCAGTGCCGCAACGAAACGACAGGAGCCGCAGCACACCGACGACCAGTCCGAAGAATAATTCCTGGTTCAGGATGCAGGCTGGTCACCAGAGTGACGCGGATATTTATATTTATGACGAGATTGGTTTCTGGGGTGTTACAGCGAAGCAGTTTATCAGTGATCTGAATGCACTGGGCGATATCACCCACATTAATCTCCATATTAATTCACCGGGTGGCGATGTCTTTGAAGGCATCGCCATTTTTAATGCGCTGAAAACACATGGTGCGTCCATTACCGTTTATGTCGACGGTGTGGCGGCGTCAATGGCGTCGGTCATTGCGATGGTGGGAAACCCGGTCATTATGCCGGAAAACACCTTCATGATGATTCATAAACCATTTGGCTTTACGGGCGGTGATGCGGAGGACATGCGCACCTATGCCGACCTGCTCGATAAGGTTGAGGCGGTTCTGTTACCCGCTTATGCACAGAAAACCGGGAAAACCACCGATGAAATTGCTGCCATGCTGGCGGATGAGACCTGGATGTCCGGTGCCGAATGTCTGGCACATGGATTTGCTGATCAGGTAACGCCAGCCGTTAAGGCAATGGCATGTATTCAGTCAAAACGTACAGAGGAATTTAAAAAGATGCCGGAATCCATTCGAAACATGATTACTCCGCCACGCAACAGTGCTCCACGCGTACAGGATAATGAACCTGTAGCCTCCCGGACGCCAGTGCAGGCAGCAGCACCCGTGGTGGATGAAAACAGTATCCGTGCGCAGGTACTGGCAGAGCAAAAAGCGCGTGTAAACGGTATTAATGATTTGTTTGCCATGTTTGGCGGGCGTTATCAGACGCTGCAGGCTCAGTGTCTTGCCGATCCTGAATGTTCGCTGGAGCAGGCCCGCGAAAAGCTGTTGAACGAGATGGGGCGCGAGTCCACGCCATCCAATAAAAATACCCCGGCTCATATTTATGCCGGTAACGGTAATTTTGTGGGGGACGGGATCCGCCAGGCGCTGATGGCGCGTGCCGGATTTGAAAAAACCGAACGTGATAATGTCTACAACGGGATGACCCTGCGTGAATATGCTCGTATGTCACTGACTGAACGGGGGATTGGGGTTTCCAGTTATAACCCGATGCAGATGGTCGGTGCGGCGTTCACACACAGTACGTCTGACTTCGGTAATATTCTGCTGGATGTTGCGAACAAAGCCATTCTGCAGGGCTGGGAAGATGCCCCTGAAACCTATGAACAGTGGACGCGGAAAGGTCAGTTGTCTGATTTTAAAATTGCCCATCGTGTGGGTATGGGGGGCTTCAGTGCTCTGCGTCAGGTGCGTGAAGGGGCGGAATATAAATACGTCACCACCGGAGATAAACAGGCCACTATTGCACTGGCGACCTATGGCGAGCTGTTCAGTATCACCCGTCAGGCCATTATCAATGATGATCTGAATATGCTGACCGATGTCCCGATGAAACTGGGCCGTGCGGCGAAATCCACTATTGCCGATCTGGTTTATGCCATTCTGACGTCTAACCCGAAAATCTCCACAGATAATGTAAGTCTGTTCGATAAAGCGAAACATGCAAACGTACTGGAGAGCGCTGCAATGGACGTGGCATCGCTGGATAAAGCCCGCCAGTTGATGCGTGTTCAGAAAGAGGGGGAGCGTCATCTGAATATTCGTCCTGCGTTCGTACTGGTACCGACGGCGATGGAGTCTGTTGCTAACCAGGTCATTCGCTCCTCAAGTGTCAAGGGGGCTGACATTAACGCCGGTATTATTAACCCGGTGAAAGATTTTGCGACCGTTATTGCAGAGCCTCGTCTTGATGATAACAGCCAGACCACTTTCTACCTGGCTGCGTCCAAAGGCTCCGATACGATTGAAGTGGCTTATCTCAACGGTGTGGATACGCCATATATTGATCAGATGGAGGGCTTCAGTGTGGATGGCGTGACAACGAAAGTGCGTATTGACGCCGGTGTCGCGCCAGTTGATCACCGCGGTCTGGTGAAATGTACGGCGTAAACGTCGCAGACAACAACTCTGATGGCCCGTAAGGGCTTTTTTTGTACCTGAAATCAGCCCCTGAACGGGGCTGTGCGGAGACAGTTATGGCAAAGAATTTTGTAGAAGAAGGAAAAACGGTGGCGATTGTTGCCAGTGCAGCCATCAGCAGCGGAGATCTGGTGCAGGTGGGCGATGTTTTTGCGGTGGCGCTGACCGATATTCCACAGGGTGAAACAGGCGACGGCATGACCGAAGGTGTGTTTATGCTGCCTAAGCTGAAAACGGATGACATGAAAACGGGTAAGAAGGTTTATCTGAAGTCCGGAAAAGTTCAGCTGACTAACAGCGGCTCTGATCCGCTGGTCGGGGTTGTCTGGGCAGATGCTGGAACCAGTGCAGAAGAAGTGCCGGTAAAACTCAATGTCTGATCCCTTTTCCCGGTTGGCAGCGCGTATGGATGCTATCACGGTCAGAAAGATGGGAAAGACAGCCTCGATTAATGATGTCGATATGACTGTGATCCCTGGAGAAACACTGGCAGAGCTGAATGCTCTGTCCGGACCTGCGGTCTCTCTGGTGGTGTTTTCTTCGGGATACCGCCCACGGCGCGGGGATCGCGTTGTTTATGACGGACAACAATGGACGGTCACACGGCATGAACGCTTTAACGGTAAGCCAATGATTTTTATTGAGTAAAGAGGTGTGGGATGAAGGGGCTTGAGAATGCCATCCGCAATCTGAACAGCCTTGATACCCGTATGGTGCCACAGGCCAGCGCATGGGCGATAAACCGTGTGGCACAGAAAGCGGTCTCGGTTGCCACCCGGCAGGTTGCCGGGAATACCGTTGCGGGAGATAACCAGGTGAAAGGGATCCCCCTGAAACTGGTACGTCAGCGTGTCCGGGTGTTTAAAGCCAGTCCGTCAGGAAAAATGACGGCCAGGATCCGCGTTAACCGGGGCAATCTGCCCGCCATCAAACTGAACACAACACGGCGGCGTGCTGGTGAAGGACTGAGAGTGGGAAAATACTTTTTCCGGGGGGCATTTGTTCAGCAACTGGCGAATGGCCGCTGGCATGTTCTGAGGCGTCTTCCTGAAGCGCGTTTTGCAACAGGGCATGACCATCAGGGCAGGCCAAGAAAAAATCGTCTTCCTGTGGAGGTAGTGAAAATCCCGCTGTCCGGACCGCTGACACAGGCATTTGAAGATGCCCGCGACCGCATCATTGCTGCGGAAATGCCGAAACAGCTGGGGTATGCACTGAAACAACAACTGAGGTTATGGCTGACCCGATGAACCGACATACACAAATCCGCCAGGCCGTACTGGCACGCCTTCGGGAACAGTGTGGAGACAGCGCCACGTTTTTTGACGGGCTTCCGGCATTTATTGATGCGCAGGAACTGCCTGCCGTGGCGGTGTGGCTGAGTGATGCTCAGTACACCGGAAAAATGACGGATGAAGATGACTGGCAGGCTGTTCTGCATATTGCTGTCTTCATCCGGGCACAGGCACCGGATTCAGAGCTGGATATGTGGATGGAGAGCACCATTTTCCCGGCCCTGAATGATGTACCGGCACTTTCCGGACTCATCGACACCCTGATCCCACTCGGTTTTAACTATCAACGTGATAATGAGATGGCCACCTGGGCGATGGCGGAAATCACGTACCAGATCACGTACACGAATTAAGGAGGTGGCAATGACCACACCAAATCCACTGGCAAAGACGAAAGGTGCGGGGACGACGTTCTGGATGTATACCGGCAACGGCGACGCATTTGCGAACCCTTTGTCGGACACTGACTGGCTGCGTCTTGCGATGGTGAAGGATCTGCAACCTGGCGAAATGACCGCTGATGCAGAAGATGATACTTATCTCGATGATGAAGATGCAGACTGGAAAACGACAACCCAGGGGCAGAAATCAGTCGGTGATACTTCGGCGACGCTGGCCTGGCGTCCGGGTGACAGCGGGCAGAAAAAACTGGTTCAGTTGTTCGACTCCGGTGAAGTCTGCGCGTTTCGTATCAAATATCCCAACGGTACTGTTGATGTTTTCCGTGGCTGGCTGAGTTCACTGGGTAAAACCATTGCCTCAAAAGACGTGATGACCCGCACTGTGAAAATCAGCGGTGTGGGGCGTCCGTATCTGGCAGAGGAAGGCACTGATACAGTGAGCGTTACCGGGCTGACGGTGGCACCGGCATCTGCCAGTGTAAAAGTGGGAGCAACCACCACGCTGACCTTTACAGTAAAACCTGACGGAGCCAGTGACAAAGCGATCAGTGTGCATTCGTCAGATCCACAGACTGCCACGGTGACCCTGAACGGGCTTGTAGCCACGGTGAAAGGCGTGAAGCAGGGCAGTGTCAGCATTGTGGGCATGACCGCTGACGGGAATTTTGTGGCTGTGGCTGCGGTGACTGTCAGCGCCGCAGGTTAACAGGACGATACTCATCATTTGCCCCGGTTATCCGGGGCTTTTTTTGCAGGTGGAGAACATGATGTTTCTGAAACAGGGCACGTTTAATTATGAAAAACAGTCCGTGGTGCTCAGTGAGCTGTCCGGGCTGCAGAGAATTGAATATCTGGCGTTTGTTCAGCAGCGAACGGCAAAGTTTGATGCCGGTGAGGGAGAACTGCCGGAGGCTGAACGACAGATTGCTTTTCTGCGGATGGGGATGGATATCAATGCCTGGCTGGTTTCCCGCTCACTGTGGAATGCGGATCAGTCTAAGGATGTAGAGACGCTTTGCGCATCCGTTATTACAACATGGTCGTATGATGCCCTGGGTGCGGGGGCGGAGATGGTTCTGTCGCTGAGCGGTATGGGGGCCATTGATAATGCCGGGGATGATGAGCATGAGGCGCTGACGCCGGAAAAGTCCTGACGCGGGAAATGCAGTTTGTCATGCGGCTTGCCCGGGAGTTCCGGCGGGCAGACTGGCGGCGGATGCTGTCGGAAATGTCGGCCACTGAGCTTGGTGAGTGGGGCGATTATTTCCGGATGCAGAGCTTCAGTGATGTGTGGATGGATGCGCAGTTTGCCTCGCTGAAGGCATTGATCGTGAGAATGGTGTCCGGCAGCAGTGATGCTGCGGTGGCTGATTTCAGCCTTTTACCGGAAGAGAACGGGATACCGGAGCGAACGGACGAAGAACTGATGCATCTTGGGGAAGGTATTTCCGGAGGTGTGCGTTATGGACCAGATAGCCAACCTGGTCATTGATTTGGGGATTGATGCGGCAGAGTTTAAAAATGAAATCCCCCGTATCAAAAACCTTCTGAATGGTGCAGCCAGCGATGCAGAACGGTCTTCTGCCCGTATGCAGCGTTTTATGGAGCGTCAGACTCAGGCCGCCCGGCAGACAACGCAGGCGGCGTCTTCGGCTGCAACAGCCGCATCCGTCCATGCGCAGACGGTGGAGAAGAACGCACAGGCTCATGAACGCATGGCCCGCGAGGTGGAGAAAACCCGCCAGCGCATGGAGGCGCTGAGCCAGAAAATGCGCGAGGAACAGGCGCAGGCCATGGCTCTGGCGGAGGCTCAGGATAAAGCGGCTGCTGCGTTTTATCGTCAGATTGACAGTGTGAAACAGGCCAGTGCGGGGCTGCAGGAATTACAGCGTATTCAGCAGCAGATCCGACAGGCCAGAAACAGTGGCGGGATTGGTCAGCAGGATTATCTGGCGCTGATTTCTGAGGTTACGGCGAAAACCCGTGTTCTTACACAGGCTGAGGAAGAGGCTACCCGACAGAAAGTGGCGTTTATCCGTCAGCTTAAAGAGCAGGCAACCCGCCAGAATCTTTCTTCTTCTGAGTTGCTTCGTGCTAAGGCTGCCCAGCTGGGGGTAAGCAGTGCTGCAGAAGTGTATATCCGCAAAATGGAGCAGGCAGGAAAAGCCACGCATTCGCTGGGGCTGAAAAGTGCAGCGGCCCGTCAGGAGATAGGCGTTCTGATAGGTGAACTGGCCCGCGGAAATTTAGGTGCGCTGAGGGGATCCGGAATAACGCTGGCTAACCGTGCCGGGTGGATAGACACATTGATGTCACCGAAAGGCATGATGCTTGGCGGGGTTATTGGCGGTATTGCCGCGGCTGTCTATGGTCTGGGTAAAGCCTGGTATGACGGTCAGAAGGAGGGGGAAGAATTTAACCGCCAGCTGTCGCTGACGGGGCATTATGCCGGAGTCACTGCCGGGCAGCTGTGGACGCTCAGTCGTGCTATTTCCGGGAATGGTATCACGCAACATGCTGCAGCCGGTGCGCTGGCTCAGGTGGTGGGGAGTGGTGCATTTCGTGGAAACGATATCGGTATGGTGGCGAGAGCTGCCGCACAGATGGAGCGATCGGTTGGCCAGTCGGTCAGCGATACCATAAGTCAGTTTAAGCGGCTGAAGGATGATCCTGTAAATGCCGCGAAGGCTCTGGACAATGAGCTGCATTTTCTTACTGCCACTCAGCTTGAGCAGATACGCGTCCTTGGGGAACAGGGGCGGTCCAGTGATGCGGCACGGATAGCCATGTCTGCACTGGCAGAGGAAACCGGTCGGCGTACTGCGGATATTGATAATAACCTCAATGCGCTGGGCAGTACGCTGAAGTATCTGTCTGATTTATGGAGTCGTTTCTGGGATGCGGCCATGAATATTGGTCGTGAAGACTCGCTGGATGAACAGATTTCCGCTTTACAGGAGAAAGTGTCGCGGGCGAAAAGACTCCCCTGGACGGCATCATCTTCTCAGGTTGAGTACGATCAGCAGCGTCTTAACGAGCTTCAGGAGAAAAAAACGCCAGAAGGATTTGCAGGATGCAAAAGAGCAGGCAGAGCGGAATTATCAGGAGCAACAGAAACGCCGTAATGCTGAAAATGCATGCACTGAACCGGATGAATGAAACGGAAGCAGCACGACATCAGCGTGAAATTGCGCGTATTAATGCCATGCAGTACGCCGATCAGGCTGTCAGGGATGCGGCGATACAACGTGAAAATGAACGTTACGAGAAAGCCCTGGCATCCGGTAAGAAAAAAACACGCGAAACCCGTAATGATGAGGCCACCCGGTTATTGCTGCAGTACAGTCAGCAACAGGCACAGGTGGAAGGACAGATTGCTGCTGCCAGACAGTCAGCAGGCATTGCCACGGAAAGGATGACAGAAGCGCATAAACAGCTTCTGGCTCTGCAGCAGCGCATCAGCGACCTGGACGGGAAAAAACTGACGGCAGATGAAAAGAGTGTGCTGGCCCGTAAAGATGAACTGATTCAGGCACTGACGCTGCTGGATGTAAAACAGCAGGAGCTTCAGAAACAGACGGCACTCAACGAGCTGAAGAAAAAAACAATTCAGCTGACCAGTCAACTGACTGAAGAAGAGCGCGCTCAGCGTCAGCAACATGACCTGGATATCGCCACGGTGGGTATGGGTGATCAGCAGCGGCAGCGATATCAGGTACAACTGAGTCTTCGCCAGAAATACCAGCAACAGCTGGAGCAGTTGAGGCGGGATAGTGAGCAGAAAGGGACATATAACACGGATGACTACAGAAAGGCCGAGCAGGCGCTGACGGAGAGCCTGAACCGACAACTGAATGAGAATCGCCGTTACTGGCAACAGCTTGAAGTTGTGCAGGGTAACTGGAAAAACGGAGTCCTGCGTGCATTTCAGGATTTTACCGTGGATGCAGATAATACGGCAGGAACAGCAGAACAGGTGTTCTCGTCAGCCTTCAGCAACATGGGAAATGGCCTGGCAACTTTTGTCACTACCGGCAAACTCAATTTCAAATCCTTCACCTCTTCTGTGCTGTCAGATATGGCGAAAATCCTGGCGCAGGCAACCATGATGAAATCGATAAAAGGGATTGGCAGTGTACTGGGATTTGATCTCAGCAGCCTTTCCCTGAATGCCAATGGGGGGATTTATCAGTCTGCTGATTTGAGTCGCTACAGTGGCACGGTGGTTAACCGTCCGACGTTTTTTGCTTTTGCAAAAGGCGCGGGTGTGATGGGGGAAGCTGGACCTGAAGCCATTCTGCCACTGCGTCGTGGTGCTGACGGTAAGCTGGGGGTTGTGGCGGATATTGGTGGTTCAGGTATGGCGATGTTTGCCCCGCAGTACAACATCGAGATCAATAACGATGGCACGAACGGGCAGATAGGTCCGGCTGCCCTGAAGGTGGTTTATGACCTTGGGAAAAAAGCGGCAGCGGACTTTATGCAACAGCAGGCCCGTGATGGTGGTCGGTTAAGTGGAGCATATCGGTAATGGAGACGTTTCACTGGAAAGTGCGCCCGGATATGAATGTGGTATCAGAGCCGAAAGTGGTGACAGTGAAGCTGGGCGATGGTTATGAACAGCGTCGTGCGGCGGGACTGAATAACCAGTTGTCGACTTACAGCGTGACGATACGTGTTCGTAAATGTGAACACCCATCTTTAAAAGCCTTTCTGGAACGGCACGGTGGCGTCCGCGCATTTCAGTGGACGCCACCTTATGACTGGAAGCCGATCAGGGTGGTTTGTCGTAAATGGTCGGCAAGCGTGGGGGCGTTGTGGGTAACCATAACGGCAGATTTTGAACAGGTCGTGGCATAGGAGGCTCTGATGCAGGATATTCCACAGGAAACACATCATGAGACGACACGCCTCACTCAGTCAGCCCAGGTGGTGCTCTGGGAAATCGATCTGACAGAGGTCGGTGGTGAACGTTATTTTTTCTGTAATGAGCAGAACGAAAAAGGTGAGCCGGTTACCTGGCAGGGGCGGCAGTATCAGGCATACCCCATTCAGGGGACGGGATTTGAACTGAACGGCAAGGGCAGTGCTGCCCGTCCGACACTGACGGTTTCTAACCTGCACGGAATGGTCACCGGGATGGCGGAAGACCTGCAGAGTCTGGTCGGCGGAACGGTGGTCAGGCGTAAGGTTTACGCCCGTTTTCTGGATGCGGTGAACTTCGTCAACGGAAACAGTGACGCCGATCCGGAGCAGGAGGTGATCAGCCGCTGGCGCATCGAGCAGTGCAGCGAACTGAGCGCGGTCAGTGCCTCTTTTGTACTGTCCACGCCGACGGAAACGGACGGTGCTGTTTTTCCGGGGCGCATCATGCTGGCTAATACCTGCACCTGGACCTATCGCGGTGATGAGTGCGGTTATCACGGTCCGGCTGTCGCTGATGAATATGACCAGCCGACGTCCGATATCACGAAGGATAAATGCAGCAAATGCCTGAGTGGTTGTAAGTTTCGCAATAACGTCGGCAACTTTGGCGGCTTCCTTTCCATTAACAAACTTTCGCAGTAATCCCATGACACAGACAGAATCAGCGATTCTGGCGCACGCCCGGCGATGTGCGCCAGCGGAGTCGTGCGGCTTCGTGGTGAGAACGCCGGAGGGGGAAAGATATTTTCCCTGCGTGAATATCTCCGGTGAGCCGGAGGCGTATTTCCGGATGTCGCCGGAGGACTGGCTGCGGGCAGAGATGCAGGGTGAGATTGTGGCGCTGGTCCACAGCCACCCCGGTGGTCTGCCCTGGCTGAGTGAGGCTGACAGGCGGCTGCAGGTGCAGAGCGATTTGCCTTGGTGGCTGGTCTGCCGGGGTGAGATTCATAAATTCCGCTGTGTGCCGCATCTGACCGGGCGGCGCTTTGAGCACGGGGTGACGGACTGTTACACGCTGTTCCGGGATGCTTATCATCTGGCGGGGATTGAGATGCCGGATTTTCATCGCGGGGATGACTGGTGGCGTCACGGTCAGAATCTCTATCTGGATAATCTGGAGGCCACAGGGCTGTATCAGGTGCCGTTGTCAGCGGCGCAGCCGGGCGATGTGCTGCTGTGCTGTTTTGGTTCATCGGTGCCGAATCATGCCGCCATTTACTGTGGTGACGGCGAGCTGCTGCACCATATTCCTGAACAACTGAGCAAACGAGAGAGGTATACCGACAAATGGCAGCGACGCACACACTCCCTCTGGCGTCACCGGGCATGGCACGCATCTGCCTTTACGGGGATTTGCAACGATTTGGCCGCCGCATCGACCTTCGTGTGAAAACGGGGGCCGAAGCCATCCGGGCGCTGGCCACACAGCTCCCGGCGTTTCGTCAGAAACTGAATGACGGCTGGTATCAGGTGCGCATTGCCGGGCGTGATGCAGGTGAAACCGAATTATCTGCCCGTCTTAATGAGCCGCTGGCAAATGGTGCCGTGATCCATATCGTGCCGCGTCTGGCGGGAGCTAAAAGTGGCGGTGTATTTCAGGTGGTGCTGGGGGCGGCGTTGATTGCGGTGGCATGGTGGAACCCTGTGGGCTGGCTGGGTGCCGCGGCTGTATCGGGCATGTATGCGGCAGGGGCCAGTATGATCCTGGGCGGTGTGGCGCAGATGCTGGCACCGAAAGCCAGGACGTCCACGGCAGCCAGTACAGATAACGGCAAACAGAACACCTATTTCTCCTCACTGGATAACATGGTTGCTCAGGGCAATGTTTTGCCTGTTCTGTACGGTGAAATGCGTGTGGGGTCGCGGGTGGTTTCTCAGGAGATCAGCACGGCAGACGAAGGGGACGGTGGTCAGGTTGTGGTGATTGGTCGCTGATGCAAAATGTTTTATGTGAAACCGCCTCCGGGCGGTTTTGTCGTTTATGGAGCATGACGAATGGGTAAAGGCAGCAGTAAGGGGCATACCCCGCGAGAAGCGAAGGACAACCTGAAATCCACGCAGTTGCTGAGTGTGATTGATGCCATCAGTGAAGGGCCGATTGAAGGTCCGGTGGATGGATTAAAAAGCGTGCTGCTGAACAGTACGCCGGTGCTGGACACTGAGGGGAATACCAACATCTCCGGTGTCACAGTGGTGTTCCGGGCAGGTGAGCAGGAGCAGACTCCGCCGGAGGGATTTGAATCCTCCGGCTCCGAGACGGTGCTGGGTACGGAAGTGAAATATGACACGCCGATCACCCGGACCATCACGTCTGCAAATATCGACCGTCTGCGCTTTACCTTCGGTGTGCAGGCACTGGTGGAAACCACCTCAAAGGGGGACAGGAATCCGTCGGAAGTCCGCCTGCTGGTTCAGATACAACGTAACGGTGGCTGGGTGACGGAAAAAGACATCACCATTAAGGGCAAAACCACCTCGCAGTATCTGGCCTCGGTGGTGGTGGATAACCTGCCGCCGCGACCGTTCAATATCCGGATGCGCAGGATGACACCGGACAGCACAACAGACCAGCTGCAGAACAAAACGCTCTGGTCGTCATACACCGAAATCATCGATGTGAAACAGTGCTACCCGAACACGGCACTGGTCGGCGTGCAGGTGGATTCGGAGCAGTTCGGCAGCCAGCAGGTGAGCCGTAATTATCATCTTCGCGGGCGCATTCTGCAGGTGCCGTCGAACTATAACCCGCAGACGCGGCAATACAGCGGTATCTGGGACGGGACGTTTAAACCGGCATACAGCAACAACATGGCCTGGTGTCTGTGGGATATGCTGACCCATCCGCGCTACGGCATGGGGAAGCGTCTCGGTGCGGCGGATGTGGACAAATGGGCGCTGTATGTCATCGGCCAGAATTGCGACCAGTCGGTGCCGGATGGCTTTGGTGGCACGGAGCCGCGCATCACCTGTAATGCCTACCTGACCACACAGCGTAAGGCGTGGGATGTTCTCAGTGATTTCTGCTCGGCGATGCGCTGTATGCCGGTATGGAACGGGCAGACGCTGACGTTCGTGCAGGACCGACCGTCGGATAAGGTGTGGACCTATAACCGCAGTAATGTGGTGATGCCGGATGATGGCGCGCCGTTCCGCTACAGCTTCAGCGCCCTGAAGGACCGCCATAATGCCGTTGAGGTGAACTGGATTGACCCGAATAACGGCTGGGAGACGGCGACAGAGCTTGTTGAAGATACGCAGGCCATTCTCCGTTACGGTCGTAACGTCACGAAGATGGATGCCTTTGGCTGTACCAGCCGGGGGCAGGCACACCGCGCCGGGCTGTGGCTGATTAAAACGGAGCTGCTGGAAACGCAGACCGTGGACTTCAGCGTGGGTGCAGAAGGGCTTCGCCATGTACCGGGCGATGTCATTGAAATCTGTGATGATGACTATGCGGGTATCAGCATCGGCGGGCGCGTGCTGGCGGTGAACAGCCAGACGCGGACACTGACGCTCGACCGTGAAATCACGCTGCCATCCTCCGGCACCACGCTGATAAGCCTGGTTGACGGACAGGGGAATCCGGTCAGCGTGGAGGTCCAGTCCGTCACCGACGGCGTGAAGGTGAAAGTGAGACGGGTTCCTGACGGCGTTGCAGAATACAGCGTGTGGGGGCTGAAGCTGCCGACGCTGCGCCAGCGCCTGTTCCGCTGCGTGAGTATCCGTGAGAACGATGACGGTACGTATGCCATCACCGCCGTGCAGCATGTGCCGGAGAAAGAAGCCATCGTGGATAACGGGGCGCACTTTGACGGCGACCAGAGCGGCACGGTGAATGGTGTCACTCCGCCAGCAGTGCAACACCTGACCGCAGAAGTCACCGCAGACAGCGGGGAATACCAGGTGCTGGCGCGCTGGGATACGCCGAAGGTGGTGAAGGGCGTGAGCTTTATGCTTCGCCTGACCGTGGCAGCGGATGACGGCAGTGAGCGGCTGGTCAGCACGGCCCGGACGACGGAAACCACATACCGCTTCAGGCAGCTGGCTCTGGGAAATTACAGTCTGACAGTCCGGGCGGTAAATGCGTGGGGGCAGCAGGGCGATCCGGCGTCGGTATCGTTCCGGATTGCCGCACCGGCAGCGCCATCGCGGATTGAGCTGACGCCGGGTTATTTTCAGATAACCGCCACGCCGCATCTTGCGGTTTATGATCCGACTGTACAGTTTGAGTTCTGGTTCTCGGAAAAGCGGATTGCGGATATCAGGCAGGTTGAAACCACAGCCCGCTATCTTGGCACGGCGCTGTACTGGATAGCCGCCAGTATCAATATCAAACCGGGCCATGATTATTATTTTTACGTTCGCAGTGTGAACACCGTCGGCAAATCGACATTCGTGGAGGCTGTCGGTCGGGCGAGCGATGATGCGGAAGGTTACCTGGATTTTTTCAAAGGCCAGATAACCGAATCCCATCTCGGCAAGGAGCTGCTGGAAAAAGTCGAGCTGACGGAGGATAACGCCAGCAAACTGGAGGAGTTTTCGAAAGAGTGGAAGGACGCCAACGATAAATGGAATGCCATGTGGGGCGTCAAAATTGAGCAGACCGAAGACGGCAGGCATTATGTCGCGGGGCTTGGCCTTAGTATGGAGGATACGGAGGAAGGCAAACTGAGCCAGTTCCTGGTTGCCGCTAACCGTATCGCGTTTATTGACCCGGCAAACGGGAATGAAACGCCGATGTTTGTGGCGCAGGGCAACCAGATATTCATGAACGAAGTGTTCCTGAAGTATCTGACGGCTCCCACCATTACCAGTGGCGGCAATCCGCCGGTATTTTCCCTGACACCGGACGGGCGGCTGACGGCGAAAAATGCCGATATCAGCGGTAACGTGAATGCGAACTCCGGGACGCTCAATAATGTCACGATTAACCAGAACTGTCGGATTCTGGGAAAACTGTCTGCCAACCAGATTGAAGGTGATATTGTCAAAACGGTGGGAAAAGCCTTTCCGAGAAATGGCAGTTATGCCAGCGGTACAATAACGGTCACTGTGTACGATGACCAGGCTTTTGACCGTCAGATAGTAATCCCACCCGTTCTGTTTCGCGGTGGTAAGCATGAAAACTTCAACAGCAACAACCAACAGTCATACTGGTATTCAACCTGTAAGCTGCAGGTGCTGAAGAACGGACAGGAAATCTTTCAGCAACCCGCGACGGATGTCAGCAGGGTATTTTCATCCGTCATTGATATGCCTGCCGGACACGGTCATGTCACCCTGACTTTCAATGTTTCTTCATATGGTGCTAATAACTGGACGCCAACGACCAGTATCAGCGACCTTCTTGTTGTCGTGATGAAGAAATCAACAGCCGGTATCAGTATCAGTTGAATTTTATAACCCCAATACGGGCGCCAGAAATGGCGCCTTTTTTATTGCAGAAAAGCGAGAGGTAATTATGCGTAAATTATGTGCTGTTATTCTGTCTGCAGTAGTCTGGCTGGTCGCCGCTGGTACGCCAGCGAGTGCAGCAGAGCATCAGTCCACACTAAGCGGCGGGTATCTTCAGTCCCATACTGATATGCCCGGCAACGATGACCTGAAGGGCATTAACGTGAAATACCGTTATGAATTTACGGACACGCTGGGGCTGGTGACGTCATTCAGCTATGCAGGAGACAAGAATCGCCAGCTTACCCGTTACAGCGATACCCACTGGCATGAAGATTCCATTCGTAACCGCTGGTTCAGCGTGATGGCGGGGCCGTCTGTGCGCGTGAATGAATGGTTCAGCGCGTATGCGATCGCGGGTGTGGCTTACAGCCGTGTGTCGACTTTTTCCGGGGATTATCTTCAGGTGACCGACAACAAGGGGGATACGCACGATGTGCTGACCGGAAGTGATGACGGTCGCCACAGCAACACGTCTCTGGCGTGGGGGGCTGGCGTGCAGTTTAACCCGACCGAATTCGTGGCCATTGATATTGCTTATGAAGGTTCCGGCAGTGGCGACTGGCGCACTGACGGTTTCATCGTGGGTGTCGGTTATAAATTCTGATTAGCCAGGTAACACAGTGTTATGACAGCCCGCCGGTTCAGGCGGGCTTTTTTGTGGAGTGGATATGGCAGCAGTAAAAATCTCAGGTGTGCTGAAAGATGGTGCGGGTAAACCAATACAGAACTGCACTATTCAACTGAAGGCAAAGCGTAACAGCACCACGGTACTGGTGAACACGGTGGCCTCTGAAAATCCGGATGAAGCCGGGCGTTACAGCATGGATGTTGAGTATGGCCAGTACAGCGTCATCCTGCTGGTTGAAGGTTTTCCGCCTTCACATGCCGGGACCATTACCGTCTATGAAGGCTCCAGACCAGGTACGCTGAATGATTTTCTCGGTGCCATGACGGAAGATGATGTCATGCCGGAGGCATTGCGTCGTTTTGAGGCAATGGTGGAAGAAGCGGCACGCAACGCCGAAGCCGCCTCTCAGAGCGCAGCGGCGGCAAAGAAATCCGAAACTGCAGCGGCATCATCGAAGAACGCGGCGAAAACCTCAGAAACGAATGCAGCTAACAGCGCACAGGCGGCAGCGTCCTCGCAGACTGCATCGGCAAACTCCGCGACAGCAGCCAAAAAATCAGAAACCAACGCGAAAAACAGTGAGACAGCCGCAAAGACGAGCGAAACCAACGCAAAGTCCAGCCAGACGGCAGCGAAAACAAGCGAAACGAATGCCAAAGCCAGTGAAACTGCGGCGAAAAGCAGTCAGGATGCAGCAGCCGAAAGCGAGAGTGCTGCAGCTGGTTCTGCGACTTCAGCAGCTGGATCAGCAACTGCTGCGGCTAACAGCCAGAAAGCCGCGAAGACGAGCGAAACTAACGCAAAGTCCAGCCAGACGGCAGCGAAGACCAGCGAAACGAATGCCAAAGCCAGCGAAACTGCGGCGAAAAACAGTCAGGATGCAGCAGCCCAAAGCGAGAGTGCCGCAGCTGGTTCTGCAACAGCGGCAGCTAATAGCCAAAAAGCTGCAAAAACCAGTGAAACTAACGCAAAGACGAGTGAAACAAAAGCAGCAGCCAGCGAGACAGAAGCAACGTCAGCCGCAACAAGAGCAGAGAATGCAGCCCGGATTGCAGAAGATGCCGCTGATCCTGCTTCTGTCCCTCCGCTTCCTGATATCTGGCTACCCTTGAATGATTCTCTGGAAGCGATAACAGGGTATGCCCCGGGCTATAAAACAATAACCATCGGCAGTGATGAAATAACAATGCCTGTTAATGGCATATGCCAATTTAGCCGGGCTTCATCTGCAACGTATATTGATAAGTCCGGGCATATTACCGTGGCAGGGAATAACGTTCCTCGTTTTGAAAAATATGGTTTGCTGATAGAGAATCAGCGAACAAACATGTTCGTAAATAGTTTTAATCCTGATGCCTGGAATAAAAGCGGTGGTATATCTGTAACATCATCAACAGATGAATTTGAGTTTAAATATGGACGTTTCACGGTAGGAAGCGATATAGCAGGAACGACAACAGGGAGAAATATATGCACAGTTGCTGGTAACAAAGGCATAGATGTGACTGGCGATGATCAGTACAGTAAAGGTCCGTATGTTACCGCGTCGTTCAGGGTAAGAAGTGATCTCAATGTTCGCGCACGTATCCGTTTTGAACGGTATAACTCGGAAGGATACACCTTCCTTTGCGACGCCTATTTGTCATTACAGACCCATGAACTACAAATTACTGGTGGCAATGCCCAGCTATTAACAGCAAACTTTGAAATCGATCCAGGTAGTGGATGGATATACTTTCAGGCAACACTGAAATGTCTGCCAGAATGGGGAATGGTTGGTACGCAGCTGCAAATTGCAGCCGACAGAGCTGTGGGGTCTTTTGCAACAGGTGACTGGATAGAAGTAACCACCCCGCAATTCGAGTATGGTGCTTGTGCAACTTCCTTCATCATAACGACAACTGAGCCAGCGACTCGTGCATCAGATTTATGTAAATTTCCGCTGATGAAAAATATGTATACCATGCCTTTTACGTTCATGGTGGAAGTCCATAAAAACTGGTTTATTTCTCATAATGCGGCACCGCGTGTCATTGATTCAGAAAATCACCAGTCCGGAGGCCCATTTATTATGGGGTTTGGTTCTTCTGGAACTATTAGTCAGGACGGTTATTCGTATTGCGATATAGGCGGGGCTAACCGACGTGTATATGAGTCATGCGGAGTAAGAGATCTTGTTATGGGATTCAGGGTTAAGGCTGACGGCATGACATGCTCATTTGCAAATAAGCATATAAGCACAGAAACAAAAACAGTATGGAAATATATTCGTGAAGCTGCTGTGATTCGTATCGGGGGACAAACGACGACAGGATTACGACACCTTAATGGTCATATAAAAAACCTCCGTTTCTGGAACAGAGCATTGTCAGATACGCAGCTTAAGGAATACGTATAATGCGGGATATAACATTACGATTCGATAACAGAGAACAGTTTAACGCAATTGTATATGACAGTGGCCTGTTCAGTCTTGAAGAAGAAAACGGGGTTCTTGTTGATGTTATTGGCTGCGTTATCGATTACGAGGAGCCAGAAAACGAAAGATGTACAGGCATTGATCGCGGTGGTTTTTTCGTAAACATGAGGATCGTTGATAGCAGTAAAAACATATCTTCTTTAATGCCTTTCATTACGACAGATCAGCATGTAAGGACATGGGCTTAATGGAGTAAGACAATGGTTACAAAAACAGTAATTCCTGATGACATCAAAACGCTAAAATCCGATGTTAGTAAACTAAAAGCTGATCAAGGAAGCTATGCAACAAAATCTTATGTAGACAATAAAACAACATGGAATGGTTATTGCAATGTAATCTATGATCAAAAAACATTGCCAACAACTGGAACTATATTCAGCGGTAAGCTGCATTTGTCAAATAAGACTGGTGAAACGGAAAACGCTTATAGTGACATATATACCAGAAAAAATATTGATGGTACTAAAGATACAATGACGAGGATCGTCACACATAACGGGACAAAAGGTATCTTTTGGGACTTTAGTGATCTTTACGGAGGAACTTTAATTTTCCCTGGCACTGCTGGTTATTTGAAAATGGGTAAGTGCCTCATGTCCTATGGGGATCGTGTAGATAATGCCCTGATTAAATTTGATTATACAGACACATTACAGATCAAATATGCCAATCATGGTTCGACCATGACACTAAACACACAGGGAACCGCTCACGCTGGCGTTACTGCTAAATTGTGGGGCAATTCTAGCCGTCCGGTTGTTTATGAAGTTGGTGTAGATGGTGGGGCTTTTATATTCTTTGGTCAAAAACAAACAGATGACACATATGCATTTGCTGTTAATGGTGCATGTCAAGCGACCGCATTTAACCAGACCTCTGACCGAGACCTGAAAGATAATATTCAGGTGATTGATAATGCAACCGATCGCATCCGTAAGATGAATGGTTATACATACACGCTTAAAGAAAACGGGATGCCTTACGCTGGTGTTATCGCACAGGAAGCCTTAGAAGCAATTCCAGAGTCCGTAGGCTCTACGATAAAATATAGGGACGGTGGTAGCGGATCTGAAGGCGAAGAAGGTGAACGGTATTACACTGTAGATTATTCTGGTGTTACTGGCTTGCTTGTTCAGGTAGCCAGAGAGTCAGACGACAGAATAACAGCACTGGAAGAAGAAAACGCAGAATTAAGACAAATGTTATCTGCAATTGAGGCGGCGCTTGCGTCTAAATAATATTAAGGGGCCGAGCGCCCCGTTTTATTGGGTAGGATGAAAATGGATATAACACCCTTACTTCATGCACTTTGTGCTGTGGCTGCGCAGCTACTGATTGGTCTTTTTACCGGGAACTGGGCTTACGGAGCGATAGCCGGTTGTACGTTCTTCATTGCGCGTGAACACACCCAGGCAGAATATCGCTGGATTGAAATGTTCGGACATGGCAAGCGTATGAATATGCGTGGTGGGGCGGTTTTGATCCGCGCGTGTGGGATGTAGCAAGCCTGATGGATTTTGCTGTGCCGGTGATGGCGTGTCTGCTGGTCTGGCTGTTTATCCGTTAAACATAAAAAGCCGCAGCAACTTGTCATGGCAGAATACTGCGGCTGGCTGGTGAACTTCCGATAGTGCGAGTATTGAATGATTTCCAGCCGTTATCGATTTTACGTATTAATTAATGAACAAACCACTCGTCAGCAGACTCCCAGGTATCTTTCAGAGTTTCCTGAACAAAAGTTTTAGCTGAATCTTTATCGGCGGTGCGCGTAACAGAAAGGCCATCGTTGCTGGTGGCTTTTACGATCACCTCTACATCGTCATAACGCTTACTGATGCGTCGAGTTAATTCTTCCTTCAACGCATCCACAGCACCGTTTGGCATTTTAGTCATTTTCTCTTTGGCTATGCAGATCTCAATACGCATAAAAATCCCTCTATACTGTGTTTGTATACAGTATTATTTTTAACTGTATGAATAAACAGTGTCAAGAGGTCTTATTTCTGCTCCTTTGGAGTTCTTCAAAACGATTATGTAAAGATTTTGGATACAGTTCGGTATATACCTGCCATAGCACGTTTAATGAACGATGCCCTGTAACCTGGGCGACTTCCTCAATACTAAAACCAGCCTCAAATAAGCGACTTGCCCCTTCTCTACGCAAATCATGGTATCGCAGATCTTTAATACCTAATTTGCTTCTTACCCTCTGAAATCCTGCGGTAACAGAAGTGCTGTTGTATGGAAAAATGAATTCAGATTTTTTGGGTTGTCGTTGGACGATATCCCAGGCTTCCCCAAGCAAGGCCACTTTCATATGGTTACCTTCCTTTTTACGTGGATCTTTCCTGTCTCTTACTAGTATAGATTTTTGTTCCTGGTCGAGATCTTCCCATCGTAACCGGCATACTTCTCCGATTCGCATACAGGACCACACAGAAAATTTGAGGATATCAACGAACGGAATTTTTGAGCATTTATGAGTAGATCGTTGTTGAAGGCCTTCAATGAGCATGTCTAGTTCATCAGATGCTGGTCTACGATTACGACGATTTGATTTACCAATTAAACCAAGTTTAAGTAGATATGGACGAGCGGCTTTTGCTGGGTTTGATGTGTAATTAATTCCGTATACAGGTTTGGCTGCATCCAGAACACTGCCAAGATAACTAACATCGTGGCTAACAGTAGCTGGACCTGCACCGGCGTTGTTTCTCAACCTGCAATGTTCTATTACGTCATTTTCTGTTAATTCAGATAGTCTGATCGCAGAAATGTCACTATCCATAAGTAGTTCCAGCACATATCTTTTAGTGCGGCCTGCTTTACCTCCTGCATTTGGATCATTTAAATATTTGTGTAGCAAATCACGGACAGTAAGGCCGTCAATCTCGCTTGATGATGGGATTCCATACAAATCTAGTTCCATCACTTTCTGTGTACCCCATGTTTTGGCATGAGCATGTTTGGGAAAGGTTTTACTTTCCCTGTAAGTGATGACACCTTTTTCTTTAATAATCACGGTGCAACGATAGCGTGGTGTGCCATCGGATTTTAGCCGTTTCTCTATGTTATAGTACGCCATTACTCAATCTCGTCATTTCAGGTTCCCATGCGTTGTGGGAACCTGTGCGGGAACCTAACGCGAGAAAAATAGCCTGAAATGTTCAAAAATGCACGATAATCATGAAACACAAAAAATTAATCAAACCAGCGTGATGCCTGAAAAAACTGGTGTTTACTGGAATTCTCGGTTTAGCATTGCTCCTATGCTCGACTGGACGGACAGACACTGCCGTTATTTCCTGCGTCTGCTCTCCCGTAATACGCTGCTCTATACCGAAATGGTGACCACAGGGGCGATTATTCACGGTAAAGGTGATTACCTGGCATACAGTGAAGAAGAGCATCCGGTGGCGTTGCAGTTGGGCGGTAGCGATCCGGCGGCGCTGGCGCAGTGTGCGAAGCTGGCAGAAGCGCGCGGATATGATGAGATCAACCTGAATGTTGGCTGCCCGTCAGACCGGGTACAGAACGGCATGTTTGGCGCGTGCCTGATGGGGAATGCGCAACTGGTGGCTGACTGCGTAAAAGCGATGCGCGACGTAGTGTCGATTCCAGTGACGGTGAAAACGCGTATTGGCATTGACGACCAGGACAGCTATGAATTTCTCTGTGATTTTATCGACACTGTTTCCGGCAAAGGCGAATGCGAGATGTTTATTATCCATGCGCGCAAAGCCTGGCTTTCTGGTTTAAGTCCGAAAGAAAACCGTGAGATCCCGCCGCTCGATTACCCGCGTGTCTATCAACTGAAGCGTGATTTCCCGCATCTGACTATGTCGATTAACGGCGGCATCAAGTCACTGGAAGAGGCTAAAGCACACCTGCAACATATGGATGGCGTGATGGTCGGGCGTGAAGCGTATCAAAACCCAGGCATTCTGGCGGCGGTGGATCGAGAGATATTTGGTTCCTCGGATACCGATGCCGATCCGGTGGCGGTGGTACGAGCTATGTATCCGTACATTGAGCGTGAACTCAGCCAGGGGACGTATCTCGGTCATATCACCCGGCATATGCTGGGGCTGTTCCAGGGGATTCCTGGTGCGCGGCAGTGGCGGCGGTATTTAAGTGAAAATGCCCATAAAGCGGGCGCTGACATTAACGTGCTGGAACATGCGCTCAAACTGGTAGCGGATAAGCGTTAATTTTTCACCACAAAGTAGTCAAATTCACCACGCCCTGCGCTTCGACGCGGGGCGTTTTGTTGATAAATCAATATGTTATTTCTGGCATGATTCTTGTAAAGCCAGCAAGAGATTTCATTTTTGGGAGAACATCATGCTGGAACTACTTTTTGTGATTGGCTTTTTTGTCATGTTGATGGTCACCGGCGTTTCATTGCTGGGCATTATCGCTGCGCTGGTTGTGGCGACGGCCATTATGTTCCTCGGTGGGATGCTGGCATTGATGATTAAGTTGCTGCCGTGGCTGCTGTTGGCGATTGCGGTAGTGTGGGTGATCAAGGCGATTAAAGCGCCAAAAGTGCCTAAATATCAGCGTTATGACCGCTGGCGTTACTAA